CCATTCATCAAGAGACGTTCATCATCGTTATAAAGATTACGAACATAATCAAAAATAGCAAGCTCATCGGTTGCTAAGGCTTGCATATCCGAATGAGTTGATTCGAGGAATCGTGGAATAGTTTGTCTTGCTTTTCCATCGAATCCAAATATATTGTCTGAAACATCGCCCATAATGAACTGCCAGTAGAAGTTGAATGTACCTTCAATTGGGGAGATTGTTTTGAACTCTGACTTGACAAAGTTAAAGTGCTTACCGGGAACTTGAAGCAAGTCTTTGTCGATGGTACAGATGATTGTTTCATCGGGTTGTTTTGTTTGTTCTATTGCCATCATATCGTCGGCTTCACAGCCGTCGCTTACTTGAGCATTCCAGTTAAGGACAAGATGCTCTTGTACTGCTTGTAGCCATTCTGGTTTAGGCTTATCCTTACGGTTGGCTTTGTACTCAGGATTGTATGTGTACCTAAAGTTATTAGAACCTGTTAGGTATGGGTAGTAGTGTTCAGCATTAGTCTCGTACAAGATGCGATTCATTAGTTCTTCTGTACGAAGAAGGGCGACTTCTACTGGTTCAACTGTAACACCTTGCTTTTGGCAGGATGCTGCACATCGAAACGCCACTATGTCCGCATCAATTAAGGCAGTAGTCAATCTAAGTTACCTGCTTTTACTTTGTGAGGGAATTCTTTGTACTCTAGGAAGCAACGAGCGTCACCATCTCTGTAAGCCACCCAAGCAATTTGTGTAGGTGTGTCGTGACATAGATCATGTGATTCTCGTGCTTTAAGTTCCTTGGCAAACTCGGTTTGATAGACCTGACTTGTTACAGCCCAACTACCAAGGAGAAAGCCAAGGACACCTAGAACTTTACTTAATTTCAGCTTCACCGAAATCTGGAATATCACCAAATCCTGTCGGACCCGGATCAACAATACCAAACACGTAAGCCTCGAATTCCTTAGCTACTGCAATTACTTCAGCAGGCTTAGAAGCGGACTTAGAGCCGATAGCAAGACTAGCGACAGCACTACTAAGACTAGATTGACGGACAATAAGGACTTGCCGCTGCGCTCGTTCTTCGGGGGTTTCATAGGTACTCCGTGGGGTAGCATTAGCCTTGGCAGCAACGGCTGCTGCAGGGGCATCTGAGTGGCTTGGTGAGCCTGTTGCTGGAGAGCAAGCTGTCCAGTCGTTGTAACCCTTATCATTCTTTACTACAGTAACTTCCCAGACAGAACCACCAGAGGCAGTAGACAAGGTTGTAAAACTGGGAGCACCCGCTCCAAATGACATGATCTTCTTAGATTCAACCTTACCCTGAAATGTAAGGTTCTTGTAGACAACTTCCAGTTCCTGATAAGAACCTCGGGCAGTTGGCTTGGTAGTGGTTGTCGTAGTGACGATTTGTATTTGCACGTTTATTTTCTTTTGTTTAGTGTTAAAGGGGATTGACGTTAGGGTCCCTAAAGGCATAGATGATTTCTGCCTACAGCCGTCTCTTCCTCGCAGTCAATCAATGCGGAGCTAATTTCTTAACCTATATTATACCATACCTATAGAAATTATGCAAGCATTTTGTGCATATTTCTTTCTTCTCTACGTTTTAAACTCATGGGATTGTTTTCTCCACTGATCCTACCACGTAAAGATTTATGTTTCATGTTTTCTGCATGAGTTCCTAGAGATAAATGATCTGGATTTATGCAACAGGGATTGTCACAAGAATGAAGTACATGCATCCCTTCTGGGATAGCACCCTTGAATACTGAGTAAGCTAGTGTATGAGCAGTATGGTTCTTACCTTCAAAATGAATACGACCATATCCACAGCCATCTTTACTTCCTGCATATTCCCAACAGTTATTTCTTGAAAATATAAAACGTTCCTGTAACTTTTCTTTTATCGATATTCCTCGCCGATATGGTAGTCTCATTTAAGTTTCTCCATCATTTTCATGTTAGGGCCATATTTAGATTCACAAGCCATTGGACACTTCCATTCATATCCGAACATAGCCTTGATGTTCATCGGCAGATCGGCAAATACACTATCAAATATACCAGCCAACTGAGGAAGGTAAGCGACATGAGTGTCGACAACGATAGAATCGTGTACAGTAGAAATGAAGTCACAGGGTATTCCAGCTTTCTTAATACGCTTGTATGCAGAGATACGAGCAATGGTCATAACATCAGCACCAGTTCCCTGCACAGGGAGATTGACCAGTTGGTTCAAGGGCAGTTTTAATTCCCCCTTGTAGTCCCTTGCCATGTCCAAGTGCCAAGAACGTCCTAGCGGCCCTGTAATGTCCTTTCCTGAGGATACTAGAGCCATCCACTCCTTATGCTTCTTGTCTAAGGAGGCATACTTCTTGTAGAACTTTTCATTCAATGCATCCCAGAACTTCGCATCACTGCTAACATGCATAAAATCAGGATCATTAGCAAAAGCCCATCCACTCCCACGGAAGATTGTACGAAAAAGAAAAATCTTAGCGATGAGTCGTGAAGGAAGGTCAAAAGCGTGTTGATTGTTTGCATGGGTGTCTTCACCTTTAATGATTTCGTTGATACCTACTTGGTCATTGGATAGCTCTAATGCTACCCGCCATTCAAGCTGCATATTTGGGACGCATCACACTGTAGTAACACGTCCCAAACCTCCTTGGTGTACTTCAAGTATACCTTTGGCAAAAGAGATAAGCTCTTGCTCTGTAGCATTGTTTTTCATGCGATTTGCTCGGTAAGAGACAACACGAATGTTATCTTTTGTATAACCCTTAGTAGAATCTATTCGATCAAGGGACGCAGCAAGCTGCTTATCTCCCATAATAAATGGAGTCTTCATGTAGGGACAAACTTCTGGAATAACAATGTCTGTTAATTCCAAATCAAAGTCCATATTATCATTCTTTGCCCTAGCCTTAGCATATTTCCATAAATATAATTCAGGGGAGTTTTCTTTACGTTCTCGATGTTTCTTAGCTGCATGTTCAGCACGATGTTCTTTATTAGAATCACGCCATGCTTTATTTTGCTCTAGGTAATAGTCTTTACGTTTAAGATAATACTCCCTACGTTTGAGTTGTGTTTCTGTTAGCATCACACTGTAGGAGCATCTTTAGCTCGTAACAATGCAGCTACTGGTCGTTGATCTAGTCGATGGATTTGATCTTGAATCTCCTTGAAGTGTCCGGGGTAATTATCTCGAAAGTCTGACAAGAGTTTACGACAACCTGAAGTCTCCATAGCAGAGGCGAGGTCAGTGAGAACATCGTTGTATTGTAGTTGTTGTAGTTCTTTAGTCATTGTATTTTGAGATGAAGATATCTTGCAAGTCAGAGGCAAAGTTCTGAAGGTTAGGTTTAGATGAACTCAACCGTCCAGAGATTGCAGTAGTCTGATTGAATTGTCCATGCAGTACATTAGGTTCCCAATTCATTTGTTTACGAAGTTTAACTAAGCCATTGTAGTAGGTTCCATTTAGTTTCTCTAGCTTACTGAGATGCAAGATTTTATCCAGCACACCCTTCTTACCCTTGAGCTTGCGTAAGGTTCCTTCATCTGTTGCATAGTTACCTTCCTTCGCCATCTCAGAGCCTTTTAAAGGGGCATACAAGCGGGGCAATTGATGTTCTATTACAATGTTCTTGTACTTGGGTTCGTTAGCCCTAGCACCCGTTTTGAAGTAACCAACAAACTCCTTACCATCCTCTTTAACAAGTCCACCATAAAGAAAGGCAGACAGGTGATCGTTAGACCCAAAATTAATAGGCACATTAGGATAGAAGGCTTTGAGTTCTGCCTTAAGGGATTCAATCTCACTGTCTAGTTCCTTTGATCGTGTTGTACACAATTCTTCGTCAAACGGTAATCCGTTTTGCTCCATTTCCATCAAGATCATTAAGTCCTCACACTGTATGCGACACAACTTAATCTCTGCGGGGGTCATCAGTTTGATCTGACTATCGTAACAAAGACGTGTAAGATGAGCATCGAAGGCAGCATAATCGCTAAGTATCTCCCAAGGTATCTTGTCAGTGTCAATTCCTTTAGACCAGAAATCTTCCTTGACAACATCTCGTTTTGTCGGATGACCATATTTAATACACGTTTCATTTAGGCTGGGAAATCTGTTAGTTTGCCTTGAGAGTATGAACTCCGCAATTTGAACGTCCCAAATTTTCTTACCTTGAAAAGAAATTCCGTGTCGAGTAAGCCAGTGGGCATCGAACTTAAAATTAAACCCAAGAATAAGATCAGACCAAGAGATGAGATTAAGTAACTTAGTAGGAGTTCTATTTGTCCATTGTACTGCTCCGCAGTCATCGTCGCAATGATGAGAGTAGCATATGAGGCGATTAGCAGAGTCGTAGGGATTTCCCTTGTTTGATATGGTGGTTTCAACATCTAAGGATAGTAAGTTCATTCATTGTAAAAAGTTACATAGTGGGTTCGGAAGACGTAAGCATAAATACCTTTTTCTTTAAACTCCTGTTCACATGCACCAGCATAGTTGTCTGCTGATTCTTCAGTTAGCCATACAGCAATGGGTACACCTTCTGTTTCCCCATTTACGTGACGCTCAACAATAAATACACCTGTCTTACTCTTTGGCAATTTCATTCATAATCCAATGTTGTAGTATGGAGATGGCAGCAATCTGCCCACCTCTTCGTAATCTCTCAATTATCGCATCAAACAAAAGTGACTCTGATTCTGTCACACAATGTCTTCGTAGCGTGCTACGTCAGCACGAATCAACACTTCACGCTTGCCATGTCGTAGAGTTGGATCAGTATCTTCATCTCCTGCCAATTTGTTTTTACTTGCGTTTAGGTAGCGAAGATTTTCATAACCAACATCTGCAACTTTTCCAATACCAACAATCCAATCCGCCTCTGCTTGCTTGGCTGTCTTAGCATTGGCTACATTACCCATCGTAAGCCACTTCTGGCCTTCTCCAGAGCCATCAGCTTGGCATACCCCTATGACAGCACAATCATGCTCCTTAGCAAGCTCTCGTGCCCATTGGTACATAGCACCAAGCTTCAAGTCCTCACGGTCAGCTTCAAATCCCACAATCTTATCAATCTGATCGAAGATCAACAAGCTGGGCTTATACTGCTTGCAGATACGTTCCACCATTGTTTTGCTGATAGACCCAGTAGGATTGAGTATCATGTGCTTACCCTTGGTCTTCTTCATGTAAGCATTACGTGCTGCCGTTGGATTGCTATTGATCGCCGCGAGGCTTGCTCCAAGCGATGCTTGATAACAGCGGATTTTAACCTTGGAACCTTTCTCCTCGTTATTAAGCCAAACGATTGGACCCGACTCGTCTGTAAGTTGCTCAGCCATAAAGGTGGTTTCACTAGCCAGAAATGTTGTCTTCCCTGTTTCTGGACGGGCAAATATGAACCCAAAGTCACCCCCACGCAAAGACCCCAGCATTTGATTGAGAGTATTGAGACGCCAGCGTAGACCCGGTTTGCGAAACGTCTCAACCAGAAGTTGCTCAATGTCGTCAGAAACAAACTCGAATTCCTCCTCATGTACCTTAGTACTTTTCTCTGCTGAGAAAGCGTTAAGCAACTCGTTAAACTTGTCCTTCGATAGTTTGCCCTCGGTAACATCATACGCTGCAAGAGAAATCTCCTTAAGAAGTTTATTCTCAACAAAGGATTGAAGCAAGATTGCTGTTGACTGTGTTGATACTTCCAACTTGTCAAGGGTTTCAATGACACCCTCGTAATACGCTACATCCTTATGCTTGTGAGCGAACAGGATGTTAGAGAGATCAGCAACAGTTAGGTCAATCTTGTCTATATTGCTTTGATGGAAGCTGTCAAGTACAGAATAGACAGCATGTAATTCCTTAGGTAAGTCTTTAACATTCAACTTATCTTTCCATCTATTCCATTCTTCATAAGACAAGAATGCCTTTATAATACTTAACTCGTATTTAATATAATACTCCTTATTTAACTATATACTTATTGTTAATATATAGTTTAACAATAAAAGACTTTACTTGTCAAGTTCAATAGTAACTAAGCTGTCAAGATAGTCAGCTATCTGTCTATGTTCTTGTGAAGTTCCATTGTTCTTAATCCTGTTTGCTCTCCATGAGATGATGTGTACATTGCCTTTAACATAACCAAGTCCAGCATCTATCTGGTCAAAGCTGGGACTATTTTCCTGTACACAATGAGCAAAATAATCTAGCTGTATTCCTAAGATTGGGCACACATCGTTCCAAACAAGATCAGAAAAATCTATGTCCCATGTATATCCAATACGAATAGCATTCGCTTTCTTTGCACGAAACTTCTCACGTTTCTTTTCATACAACTCGGAGTCATCCTTATCTCCCCATTTCTTGTAATAGGCATCAGCTTTATTCTGCCTATTGACAATCAATCCACAGGTTGATCCCCATTCCGGAATGAATTTATCCACCACTTGTTTCATACGCTGACGAGAAATACCATATCTACGGGCAAGTTCTGCCATAGTTATACCAGTTTCTCCGTATTGTTTGATGTGGATGATTTCATTTTCCCAAGTATAAGTCTTTTTAAACGGCATATATTCCTTTACAAAACACCTATTATATCATACCTAGAACAGAATGTCAAGCTATTTCTGCAAGAACATCTCAATTTCTTTGTCAGTGTAACACTTGGGGTCAAGTTCCGAGTAAACGGTGTTAGCTGACAAACCAACCCACTGACACTTCTCGGCTATCTCCCTTGCTTCACGCCATTTGTCACGATCTAGCCAAATGGTGATGAACTCGTAAGGCTCCGTGCCGTCGCTCTGGCGGCCCTTCAGAGCGATTATTTTGTGAGCTGGTACGTTGGTGCCAAGTGCAGGCATTGCATCGCACTGAGAGGCTATACGGATGGCTGACAGGGCATCTTCAGTGATTACCAACCGCCTTCTATGCTGCCCAGTGGTACTTTTGTAGATCGGAGAAACTTCGCTGGTGGAACCTTGGTTAAAGTACTTGGCTTTAGCTGCCCGGTCAGGGTCAAAGTTACGGGCTTGTATGCAACGGGTTTGGCCTTCCTTGTCTTTGTATTCATAGATGAGTTGGTTGAAGTATAGGGAGTACTGGAGGCCACGTTGTATAGCTGTTGGAATTGATACATCAAACTTTGCGAGGTACTCGACACAGGCTGCTGAAAAATCATGTCCGCAGTCTCTTGGGGTGTGTAATGCTGGGTCGCTGCACTCTGTGTCGTCCAAGTGTTCATTGAGCCGTTCAGTGACGAATCCTGAAAGGCTACCTCTGCCTGACTTACGGCAACCGAAGCAGAACCACCCACCATCGGAGTAGTTGGCCCTGTTGTCTCTGGAACCACAGTAGTTGCAAGGCCCGTGGCCGACGAATTTGTTGGCAATTTTAGTTCTCCTTAGTTTGATAGACCGTCTTCGTCGTCACCTTCTTCATACTCACTCTCGGTGTACTTCACATCATCAGCAATAGTGTTGAAGCATTTGTTACACAAGTCCACATAGGTATTGGAATTGGTAAACTTACGAGTGGATTCCTGAGTAGTCAAGATAACATTACAAGCATTACAGCGCATTTTCTTCTTCCTTTTGGTTAATTTGTTCAGCAGTCATATTCTCACACCACGCCATTACACCACAATTATGCACTGTAGTGCCACTATAGTTGTCCAACTCACTGTTGTAACCTGCACTATAGTACGTCCAGTACTTCTGGAACTCCTCTGGTACATCAAACTTCCAGCTCTTAGCAAGAGTAAAGCCACGGTCATAGATCGCACGGTCTGCTTGAGCGTGTTTGCTAGTCAAAGCATCCTCAAAATTCTTGAACTTCTTGTCACCATTCGAGATACGGATGATGTAAGACACCAGAGAGATGAGATATGTCTGGTTGAAGTAGTAACGTGGGACGAACATCAGGATGTTACCATCCACAACCTCCATTGTCAAGGGGAAGTCAGGCTTTTCAGCATTAATACAACATGCAATATTGTGCATAAACACATCAATGTCAGTGACATGGTACAAGCGTAGCCACACACCATCGTCATTTAGCTTCATGTCATGGTTGTTAAGACCGTAAGCTATGACATGTTTACCATGATAACGTGCTACCACATCATTCAGGTAATCCTTACACATGAACCGTCCTGTCTGTGGCAGGAATGTATCACCATCACGGTAGTACACTTGCCAACGCAGCGAGTTAGACTGAGGTGCTTCGCTGTAATGATACTGTGGGTCAGCTTCAAACTTATACATTTTGGGTGATTCCTTGGACGTATTTTTCAATGTTGCTACCAGTGATGCCGGGCGCACTGTTAACTTCAATGATGAAAAGGTCGTCGTTCCTCTCATTATATCCAATATCGACGCCACGGAAGTCCGACGTGCTAACTTTTGCCGCTGCAAGAGCAAGTTCACGTAGTCCGGCTGGCTCGTTCTCCACCTGTTGACAGAATATGTAGCCATTTGCAAGGTTCCTTACTTTAGTATCACGTTGATCGGTCCAGCCTGTCTTCTTACGCTTCTCCACCACAGACACCACAGTGTCCTTGAATACATGCACACGAAACTCACGTTTCTTCTTCTTGTACATTGTGTACACAGGACAGGGCTGGAAATCTTCCATAGTTTCCATGATGACAATGCCCTTACCGCAACTGCTGTTCAGGTACTTACGACCAAACACTGTCTTACCACTAGCAATCCACGCTTGGGCCATCTCAGGTGACTGTGTGAACTCCAAGGATGATAGACCTTGTGACGCGAACCAAACATATTGAGCAATCTTATTCACAGAATGCCCATAGCGGTACTGAATACGGCGTGTAGACAGCTTTGTAGTGCGAAGCACCCTATGCCCTAGCCGTTGCGTTAACGCACCAGCAAGGAGCTTTAGAGAGGCAGAGAACCGTGTAGATTCAGTGCAGAGCAAGGACAGTTTCATGCTTAACTCGCTTAGATGGGGTTACTTTCTTTAGATCACCTAGCCGGATTGTAACCATGCCAGTAGCTTTGTCATATTCCATGTCCGTTACACGGCCATAATACAGACAATTCAAGAAGGATTCCTTAGGATGCAATTCATTCAGATCAAACTCTGCTTGAACCACATGGTCAAAGGTAAACTCTTCAATGTCTCCCATGAGGAGAACATCAGATGCACCTTGTGCTATTGTTTTAGGAAAATCTTTCTCGATGAAGTCATCAGCCCAGAAGTCTGTTAACGCACCGAACCAACGCTTTTTTGCTGCTTTGAAAGCGTTCTTGCTCATCCGATTAGTCCCACCACGTTTGCCCTGTCCAGCCACCGTGGAGGCGGTCTTCCAATTGCCAGTTACCGTATTGGTAACTGGAATAGCTTTTTTTGGCATGTAACTGACAACCTCCACTTTGTTAGTGTCAAGATCAATCTTGTACAGAGTGTTCTCTTTCACAACAACAGGCTCGTGGCCTTTAAGTGTTACACCATTACGCCCAAGTATCCAGTACAACAAGCCCATCTCAGATGCCCAGAAGAACCCTTCAGGAGTGTCTACAAAGCTCATAGGACGCTGATCGTTGCGGAGTAGATAGACCTGATGGTTATTCTGACTATACGCAGCAATGGCGTATGCACCCTTGACCTTACCGATAGCTTCCTCAAAGGCAGCCAAGTCCCAATCACCATTGAGTACTGGCTCAAGGTGAATGGCAAGAGCTTCACTATCCACCACAGTATCAGCTAACTCCTTGTGATTGGTTAACGTACCATTATGTACCATAGCAAACTCACCCTTGACGACGAATGGGTGAGCATTCTCGTCAGAGCCAATGCCAATAGTCTTCTTACGATTGTGTCCAATCAAAGCCTTACCGCGAGGGTACATAGCCTTACCAAGGTCAGACATTTGAATCTGATCTAGTACATAAGGAGCAGCATAGCCTTCCTTCATGATGCCGAAACCAGCAGTGTTCTCCACCATAATTACACCAGTGGAGTCATCTCCACGCAGCGTATCACAGAACAACATTTGATAGAAAGACTCCTCAGTCTTCTTATCAAACCCAAAGTTACCACGAGGTACAACCCCAACAATTCCACACATTAGATCACCGCCAGTTTCAGGTCAAGGATTTGGTTGGTCATAAGACTGCGAACCAAGGTATAGTCATTGCTCAAACGAGAGCAGCCAAAAATCTTACCAAAGAGCATCTTGATGTTGTCCTCTTGTAAGAGGGTTGAATCAAGTGGAGCTTCCTTGGCAGTAGCCAACAAGTTACGGATGATGAGCAGCCATTCATCCATCAACACATCATCAGCATGACCATGCATATGACGGAACTCAATCGTACCCTGCTTGGTCAGGGGCTTGAGATTAAGTGCCGTGTACTTGTGCCAACGACTAATCATGTTGGATATACTACCACTATAAATACTAGGCAGATAAGTCTCTGTCAAGGGTGTGCAGTGAATGTTATCACGACGATCAGGAGCACACATCAAGAAGAAGGCTTCCTCAAACAAGGCATACAACCATACAGTATCCCGTACTTCCTTGAGCTTCATGTTAGCGCAGTTAGCATGGACATGAATGGATGTACGCTGAGAGAACGGGTCGAATGTGCCTGTGCTGATAGTCCCATGCAACTTCTTGAACATAGTAGAAGCAACAGGGATGGACACAGGATTACTGATGTACTCGTGTCCGTTGTTACGCAACGAACCATCAGTAGTTACGCGCCAGCCTAATTGCTCTGCTCGTCCATGATCGGTGATGGCCTCAATCTCACACTCGATGCCAACGAATTGCCCAGCGGTAGGATCACGCAGTGCATCAATGTGTATCTCACAACCCAATTCATCCCAAATCATACTAACACCTCATAATGTTCATTGTGGTCAACCATGTGCTGCATAATTTCCGGCAGGAAAATCTTATGCATCATACTGATACGCTTGGTAGTGTAATCAAACATAGCAATAGTTCGATTGTCAATCAGAATTTTACCTGACCGTAGATAAGACATACGTGGACTCAACGCAATGGCCTTGGTCTTAGCCTTGGTGTTGAACGCATTGCTGAACGATGAGTAGCTAGGCTTACCGACAAAAGCCTTGAGAGCAGGGAATCCAACATCAACTGCTGTACCTGTAGCTACATTGGTAATCATCGTGTTGTCAGAGCACAGACCACGACGATACTGCCGAGCAGGAATACGCTGCAACAGATAGACAGAATCTTTCCACTGAAACGTTGCCTTGTGTGGCAGGATGAAGTTCACAGTGTAAGGAGCAGCATCACTGAGATACATCTCAAACGCTGTGTTGTCCTCGTCAACACCACTGATACCATCAGGACGTACCTGATGAATCATGAACAGCTTGTCACCAAACTCAGAGAACTTTACATAAGTACCCTCATAGTACTTCTGTATGTCTCGCCAATTGCTTGACGTAAAATCCATTTAGATCACCTCCAAGTTAAACTCATCGACCAACGAACGAGCAACAGATTTGTTGTTGTTGTTGATGGCTTCAAGAATGGACTCAGCATACACAGACACATCCCACGTACCAGCAGTAGCCTCAGCACGAGTGGTGTTACGGAACACCCAATCAATCAAGCGATCTTCAAAAATCCAGAAGTTCGACAGAGTACGGTACTCCACACCATAACTCTTTACTCGGTGTGCTCCGGCTTTTCCATACAGTTGTTTACGATCTTCACCACTATCCATAAGTACACTAGCCACGCCAAGAAACAAATCACAGTTGCGTACCACATCGGTGGCATCTTTGGCAGTTTCGATGTGAATATGGCCGCCAGCACTACGCATAAAAGGATGCGGAGGCTGTGGTTTCTGGTTAGTTTTGTTAGTCCAAGCATCATAGTCAGGCTCACATCCAAATATATGGGCAGCAGGGTGCTGCATTTGATCTTCAGGGAAGACAATACAAGACAACTTACTGAATGACAAGTTTGGCAGATACTCCAGACTCTTAGCCATCACAGCGTTGATAGACCCTATGAGTTCTTCACTGGTGGATGCTGGGGGAATGCCATACTCAAGGGATACGTTGTCCTCTTGCAGTGTATAGCCAGCAGGCATGTCAGGAATCTGCAAAGGATTCCACTTATCAGCCATGATGTAACCAATGGCGCTGATGGGTTTACCATTAACGTCAACCAAAAAAGTCTCGGGGTCGCTACCAATACGCATAATATTCTCCTAGTTAATAAGCAATGTCAACCAACTCAAGGATGTATTCACGAATCAAATCGTTGCAATACAAGGCAAACTCATGGTCATTGTTAACCCATTCAGGATGACCCTGAATAGCAAGACCACGAATATCAGGGAACCAACATACCTCAACCTCAGGCTTACCTGTCATGTCCACCTCATTATCTGTACCATCCAAGTAAGTATCAGATAGGTGATGTGTAGCAGTAGCCAGCACCTTACAGTTCACATCATATGGGTACATCAACTGATGGTGTGCTGATGTAGTGGTGATGAGTTCACCATGATGTGTAAGCATAGGATGTTGTCCCATGTTGTGTCCATGCATGTGCTGGATAAGCCAGCCACCAGCAGCACAGCACATCATCTGAGCACCACGGCACACACCAATCATCGGTATCTTGTGTGCCTTGCAATACTTCATCGCTCCCCATTCAAATAAGTCTCGACCAGATGGACCATTTCCTGCTTGACTGCGACGACTAACACTATGAGAATACAGAGCAGGATGAATGTCTGTACCACCCCAGAAGACAACAGCATCGACACCATCAAAGCCCACCTTAGATACGTCTTGTTGCAACGCAAACACATCGTCGAATGGCGACGCACTATGACCAACAGGGCAATAGCCCAACGTGAGTTTCTTCATACTAACATTCTCCCATAGATTCCAAGATAACAGGCTTGCACTTAACTACCCAATTGGTAGTAGTGTTGAGTATCTCTGTCCTATCACGAACAGATTGGATACTCAGGATTAGCGGTGGCTCATTCCAATCCACTGTGCCATAGTCATTGTAATGACGACACACACCAATGACTTGACACAATCCATATGTAGCCAAATCCTTAGCATCAGCAGGCCATACAGTGTCACCTACTTGGAACTTGCAGTCCGATTGAGCACGACTTACCTCAGTCACACGATGCCGATAGACCTCAACAGTTAGTCCCATCTTCTCAGCACGAGTAGTCTCGAAGGGAGAAGGCGCGCCAGTGTGGTGAGTGACTGCGTAGTTCTTTTGTGGTGGATGGATTGGTTTAGCAATCACACGCTTGGTTGCAAAGTATTGTTCAATCATTTTTTGCTCCGAAAAAACTCATGTTGTTGTATTCAATTCAGGAAACATCTCAGGGTCTTCGTAGAACATTGGCGCTGTGGAGATAGAGCCAAGAAGGCTCTTTTTACGCACAACTTGTGTTGATTTAGCAGCAGCATTGATAATGGTGCGCTTCTTCAAATCATTCTCTGCATACTCATTGCGAATAACCTCTACAATACCATTGGCAGGGTCAAGATTGAGTACCAGCATAAAGAAACAACTGTATTCCTTCTGCTCAAAGTAATGCTTGAAATGCTTCTCATGTTCCAAGGCATTAGCCTCAGACGAGGGAGCATTGCTGTTATCACGCACCGTGATGGCCTTGAGGAGTTCCATTGGACCCCTCTCGTATTTGTCAGAGCAACTATAAAAAAGATATTGTTTCATTTAAAACTCCAAGAAGTAAAGGTCAATTGTGTGGTTAAAGGTATAGTCATCTCGTGGGCCACCACGTTTATTCTTAAACGAGTGTACCTTTTGGATGTTAGGATGATTGCGTAATGCCTTGTCAAATCCAGCAGTTTCAACAGACAACAGCACATAGAATCCAGAAACTACGAATATATGCTGTGCTCCACCATCCTTATCACGCATTAGTGCTTGTTCTTTCCATTGTTTGCGAAAGAACTTAACAAAAGAGTCTACCTTTTTGGTATTATTCCAAAAGCCATACATACTTAATGCACCAATAGTAGATGCAGCACAGCAATGCCCAATAGAAGATGTAACATGACACAAACGGTGCCCTGTTTCATCATACATATTGAAGCCGCGTGTATACCCATCTTCACCTTTACCAAAGGTAAACACAGGAGCTTTGCGTACACGTTTAACGGTAGTAGCAACAGGTACTGGTATGCCCGGAGGATTAAGAGGATCAAAGGTATTAAGCATAGCAGTCCTCACCAGAACCGATGTTGCTGATAGACCCGATGTACTTGGGCAACGAAGCATCAAAGGCTTGACCAACCATGTGGCCCTGCTCATTGAGGATGTATCCACGTTTCTTGGCAGCACGAGCACGAGCTACATTAAACGATGGTGTCATAGCACCACTACGACGCGAGTATGTCTTACCATCCTCGGTATGGTCAACCATAGTGAAGTACATTGCAATCTCCTTCTTACAGTTTAAGAATTCACAAGGAGATTGCGCTCCTTAGTTGCGGGTTTGTAAATGCTATTCAAAGTCTCGAACACACCAGTCACTTCGTCATAAGACAAGACATTGCTGGTATGGCAGATACGACTGTTACTAACCAAATAACTGGTGTGATCTGTAGGATAGACACTAGCACTATGTCCCACCTTGATGAAGTCCACAGTTGTGGGCGTGTAATGAACAGTTTGTTTCATGAAATACTCCTTTAGTTACAAGAAAAGATACTATCTAACATTTCGCAGGGAACTGGGGGCAAAGCATTGATGTTGGCACAGCCGCTACTTAGCACGATAAGGACGACACACATTAGTTGAGCCATGAACTACCCTCCACTTGTAAGATACCATCAAACCACGAGACAAGCGTGACTGTGGAAACCACGCATCACGCAAGTCCATGTCGAAAGCAACGTAGTTACCATGCTTCATTTTGTTGCCTTACGCACAGTTACGTTATTCTTGTGCAATTCAGCACGACGAGCAGCAATAGCGTTCCACATAGACGCATGTTTGCTGGGTTTGTCTGCCCTATTGGTATGGGCAGGGACATTTCTTACAGTGTTAGTAGCCATGTTAGCTCCAGTTAAACCTAGTCAAAGCGACTAGCCAAAGCACACTCATAGAATGTGCAGTGGTTAGGTGCTGCTCAAAGATGTTGATAGACCTTCGATGCCGAAGGCGAGACCTTTTATGCTCAAGGCTATACCCTTACATGAAGATGTACAGTATCCAAGGGATAGCTAATACAAACGCGATGATAAAACATTCAACTAACATAGTAAGAGATTTCATATAAACTCCAAGGGGGATAATGTATTTCTAATACTGTTAGAAAACGTATAGAAAAAAGAAGAACGAAAAAAGGCCCCCGAAGGGGCCACTTAATTAGATTAAATGATTTAAATCAGATTTTCTAATACTGTTAGTTTTTAGACAAGAGCAGTGTCATTGTGTGTAAGGTTAGCATGGCGTGCATGTTTAGTTGACAAGTATGCCTTGTCTGTAATTGCTTGGGCCTGTTCAGCAATAGACGGAGCAGGAGCACGTACCATAGCTGGCTTACTTGCTTCCGTTATCTCAACATTGCCGATAGCATCCGTCAATGCTTCAAGGGCTTGGGCATGTTGCAACTCATAAGTTGAAAGCATAGATTTTAGTGCCGCTATTGCAGTTGCAAAATCACCCATTTTGTCAGCATCTGCCGTGGTCAATTCAGCCGCTATCTTGACAAGTTTACCTGCTATGCCTTCTTGTGTATGTGCTGGCTTCTCCACATTTTCAAGCAGCTTTTTGATAGCTGCAACAGTCAAGAGTTGACCATTCTCACACAATGGCAACTTGCCGCAGTATGCAAAATAACGGGTAACGAACGTCTTAGCTACAGCATAGCTTCCTGCTGCTTTCAAGTCTCCCGCCCACAGTTGCCACTGTTTTTCGATTGTCGCTGGCTTTGCGCCCTTGTCAGCATGGTATGCCGTAAACACTGGCTTGAAATACTCCACTTCTAGTTCACGAATAGCACTCTTAAGCTCATTTGGAATCGCTTCATTTACTGGCGTAACACCTTTGTAACCATCTAGCCGTGGACTGCTAAGAATGTCATTCAGTGCGCTGACTGCGCCTTCTGAAGCTGACTTGTCAGCTTTGAAAGCCTTGTCAAGTGCACGCAATGCATCTACGGGTGACATAGATTCAAATGTGCTGACAGATTCAGCTTTACCCTTAGAATCTACAAATACAACTGCCGTAGCAGAAAACGAAATATCAAATTTAGACATGATAAAAACTCCAATGAGTGTAGTCACATTGCACACTATGCACAAGCATACTAACCCCACAAGATCACTTAGCAGTGAGCTTGTAAAATCTTATACTGTTAGATTCTCGCCCTTGAGGGCTTCGGTTAGATTAATTAATCTTCTGATAATCCACGGTGAACGGAACATCGTTAGCAAGCAAGGCAGTAATCCACTTTAGGGCATCCCCTTGTGTCGTGTACTTTTGCACACGAGTACGTCCGAAAAACTCACATGTGATAACGATGGTCATATCTTCCCCCTTAGTGGTCAACTCTAACTTTTAAACCTTGTGACGCGATGGTCACCCTAACTACTATGCAAGCGCCGTGCCAACTATCTCAAACTAACCAAAAAGGCACCAACTCGCACATATAGACATAAGCAAACCCCATGCCAACTATGTGTTTTGTCCTATATGCGACGCTTTTACGTCGCTTTTACAGTGATTTACCCCTATTTCCCTACACTTGACAACATGGCATAGGACTTGCTAAGTGTGACATAAATGTTAGAACTATGACATAAAAGGCACAATGTGACACATCTTGTCAGGCACAATACTTGCTAGTGTGTTTATATGCTGCGCTTAGGCTTGCATAAGCACTATGCTGCATGTAAGCATGATGTATGCACTTTAATGCACATGGGTTGGATACTCCATGGGGTATAGCTCGCTCAAATGGGGTGGGCCTGTCTACCTAGTCGCCTAACTCATTGATTTATTATAATAGGACACACATCAAATTATAACCCTATTACACACACAGAGGGGGGTGGGGGGAAAACTTGGTGGAGCAGCATTTGACGTAATGCACTCTGTTACATTTTTTATGATTTTTTTATACTGGGGTGTTAGCCAATTGATTTAAAGGGTCTAGGAGCTCTTGAAAGAGGTTGTGGCTACATTGGTATACCCTACTGCGATTAAACGCCGTACAGAGCGTTTAAGAGCCTTCTAGGGCTATTGCTTAATGCGCTCGACCCTATGGGCCTCGCGTAACAGCTCACAACAAGGAGTGGGTAATACGCAGTGTAATACGCATACATAGAATACAACTTACTTACAAGAATACCTTAGTATTCTTGTTATATACTTATATACTAGTATATTACTTATATTAGGGTATCATACTTTTATAAAAAGTCAAGTGTTATTTTCACTTACGTTCAAATAACCATAATTGACTATCTTGTTTACTACTACTACTTGACTTGTCAAGAGTATTAATGATATAATATAGGTACTCGCAAACAACTACGTTGTCTTGCTCGAATAAAACCATGTTTAAGGAAACAATCTTGTCTAAACTCTTTGTCATTCTCGCAGTTACACTGCTCGGTCTAGGCTTCGCCATTGCTGGTGATTTGAAAGTGTTTTCTGGCACCTTCCAAGACGGTGCTGTGATGAAATGGGTATGCCCTCCGGGCGCTGCAGGTACAATTCCTTTCCAGTTTACAACACCTGAAGGTGGTCAATATTCTGCTCAAATATCTTGTGGTAACGGTGTCTAATTTTGCTACAAATTAAAACCAAGGGGCAAAATTAAGTGGCTTATAAACCTGTAACAAAAGATCGTTCTACCTTAGCTGAGACAAACTTGCGATGGTCGGAGAAGCAACGAATGGAAGCTGTGAACAGCTACCTCCTACTCGGTAACCTCGCGCTCACAGCGCGTATACTGAACATCCCAGAGATTACTCTTCGTGTTTGGAAAGCTCAAACATGGTGGAAAGATGCTGTTCTGGAGATTAAGAGTTCTGAGAAGGTTCAACTGTCCACTCGAATTCGTAAGCTTGTAGACGGAGCCTTGGCTGTAGTCGAAGATCGTTTGACCAACGGAGACTTTCAGTTTGACCAGAAAACTGGTGTAGTTGTACGCAAGCCGGTTAACATGAAAGATGCTCACAAGGTTGCCATTGACATGGCAGACAAGCATGAACAACTTGAACGCTCTGAACGTCCTGAACAGACAGAGGAACATGTAGAGGATAAACTCCTGAAGCTTGCTGAGAAGTTTGCTGACATGGCTACAAAGAAGATTGAACAAAACAATAATGCATCCCGTACTGTTGACGTTGAGGATGTAGAAGATAACACAGCTCGGTAGTGTAATGGGCAGCACAGCAGCCTCCAAATCTGCTTGTAGAGGTTCGAGTCCTTTCCGGGTTGCCAGATAACATGGCTCACCTGATTTACTTCGGTAGACGGGTGGGTTCTTTAAGGAGTACTCATGCCATATATGACTGATGGTCACCGTGATTACAAAAAGGAATACAAGCTTTATGCTGGAAAGCCCGCAGCTATTCACGCCAGATCAGAACGGACTACTCTTCGTAGACAAGCTAATGCCAAAGGCATCACACACAAGGGTGACGGAAAAGACCTTGATCACATCCATCCCCTGTCAAAAGGTGGATCGAATACTCTCGCTAATACGAGAGTCGTTTCCCAACATCAAAACCGAAGTTTTAGTCGCAATCACGACGGCTCTCTTAAGCGAAACGACGGTCATAAATAAGATTTAACAATGGCTCTTTCAGCAGACGTCATAGCCGGTCTAGTCGGCTCAGTCCTTGGTAACCGTTTCGATGGACGAAGTGCAACTCCCCCCTTCCACAAGGAGTGCTGGGAGTTGTGTACTAGTCCTGATAAGTTCGTAGCTATTGCAGCCCCACGGGGCCATGCTAAGTCTACTGCAGTGACACTAGGTTACGGATTGTCTACACTGCTGTTTCGTGAACGTAAGTTCATGCTTCTTGTTTCGGATACTGAATCCCAAGCGTCCTTGTTCTTAGGTACGTTTAAACAAGAGTTACAAGATAACGATGAGTTAATTGATTTGTTCCGTATAAAGCGGAGCGAGAATGGTTTAGTCAAGTTTGTGAAAGACTCAGAAACTGACATTATAGTTGAGTGTGAGGACGGACATAAGTTTCGGATCATTGCCAAGGGAGCAGAACAGAAGCTCCGTGGATTAATCTGGAACGGGTCGCGTCCTGACATCATTATGTGCGATGACATGGAGAATGACGAGCTTGTGATGAACAAGGAACGTCGTGATAAGATGCGTAGATGGTTCAAGGGTGCTCTGCTACCCTGTCGATCTGACAATGGCATCATCCGTATTGTAGGCACCATCTTGCACAACGACTCTTTGCTTGAATCATTCATGCCGAATGACTCTGACAAGATGACCCAACGGGTTGGTCTTAAAACTTTCACTACTCGCAAGTCGATGTGGAAAGCAGTTAAGTACCGAGCACACAATGAAGACTTCTCTGAGCTTCTCTGGCCTTCCAAGAAGAGTGCTGATGAGTTTAAGATGATGTATAACGAGGCTGTACGTGATGGTACAACAGATATTTACTCACAAGAGTACTTGAATGTCCCTCTTGACGAGTCAGTTACCTTCTTCAAGAAGAGTGACTTCCTTGCAACTACGCAAGAAGATCGTCAAAACAAGATGCATCACTACATCACTGCTGACTTAGCCATTTCAGAATCAGAAAAAGCTGACTATTCGGTGTTCATTCTTGCTGGAGTGGATGAAAACAAGATTATTCACATCAAAGACGTCATACGTGAGCGTCTAGATGGTCGTCAAATCGTTGACAATCTGCTGTTTATGAACCAAGTTTATGATCCTGAGGCCGTAGGCATCGAGGACATGCAGGTTTCTAAGTCAATTGGCCCCTTCCTACGGGAAGAGATGATTAAAAATAACAACTACCTTAGTCTTGTGCCCCTAAAGCATGGGGGTAAGGATAAAATTACACGTTCTCGCTCAATTCAGGCTCGTATGAGAGCCCACAGTGTTAAGTTTAACAAGGAAGCGGATTGGTATCCCATCTTTGAGAACGAATGTTTAACCTTTCCTCGTGGTAAGCATGATGACCAAGTAGATGCATTTGCTTATCTAGGTCTGATGCTTGACAAACTCATAGAGGCCCCTACTAAAGAAGAAATAGAGGAAGACGAATATGATGCCGAACTCAGGAATGGCGAGTCAGCAAGCACCGGGCAGTCAGCAACAACAGGATACTAGTCAACTGCCTAGTGCTCCTCAAGCTCTACCCAATCAAATGGGTACACAGCCTCTTCAACCTCCTGTCCAACAGGAACCTACTGACGCTCTCCGTGGTATCATTGAATCTAAGAACATTGCTAAAGACTTGGATGATGATAAACTGCATACCATTGGCTCTAATGCTCTTGAGGGATACCAGCAGGACGTTGAATCTCGCAAGGCTTGGGAACAAGCTATGGAAGAGTGGACGAAGTTGGCTACCCAGCATCGTGAGGACAAGACATATCCGTGGCCTAAGGCTTCCAATGTCAAATACCCTCTACTCACTACTGCTGCCATGCAATTTGCTGCTAGGTCTTATCCTAGCCTTATCCCTAGCGATGGTAAACTTGTTAAGTCTACTGTAATTGGTAAAGACCCAGATGGTTTAAAATATGCTCAGGCTGATCGTGTCTCCATGTACATGTCTTACCAGATTATGCATGAGATGGTTGGTTGGGAAGAAGGAATGGACAAGCTTCTCATCATGCTTCCTGTCGTAGGAACTGTGTTCAAGAAGACCTACTGGGATTCGATTACAAAGAAGGTTAAGTCTGACGTTATCCTGCCAAAGAACTTGGTGGTTAACTACTGGGCTAAAAGCCTCAAAGAAGCTGAACGTATCTCTCAAGTGATTGAGATGAGTCCTCGGATTTTGAAAGAGCGTCAACTGGCTGGAGTATTCCTAGACGTTGATTTGGGTACTGCTCCAACTCCTGAAAATAGACGAAGTGAGAACATCCCTCCAAATGATAAGACTACTCCTTACACTATCATTGAGCAGCATACTTATCTGGACTTGGATGATGACGAATATCCAGAACCTTACATTGTAACCTTTCACCTTGAAACTGGTAAGGTACTTCGCATCGCCGCAAGGTTTGATGAGAATACCATTACTCAGGATGATGAGGGAAAGAAGATCATTAAGATTGAACCAATTGAGTACTTCACCAAATTCGGATTCATTCCCAATCCCGATGGTAGTTTCTATGATTTGGGATTCGGTGTTCTCCTCGGACCTATTAACGAGGCAGTTAACTCTCTTATCAACCAACTTATCGACAGCGGCACACTTAACAACCTGCAGTCTGGATTCCTTGGAAAAGGTCTTAAAGTCCGACTTGGTGAAACTAAGTTCATGCCCGGAGAATGGAAAGCTGTAAACTCCACTGGCTCTGATCTGAAGCAACAGATTGTTCCTTTGCCTAGCAAAGAGCCTTCTACTACTTTATTTCAATTGATGGGTTCAATGATTTCATCTGGTAAGGAATTGGCCTCCGTCGCAGAGATTTTCGTAGGTAAGATGCCCGGTCAGAATACTCCTGCTACCACGACAATGGCTACCATTGATCAAGGTATGAAGGTGTTTACGGCTGTGTACAAACGCATCTACCGATCCCTCGCCGAAGAATTCCAGAAGTTGTTTGAGTTGAATGCAGCTTACCTGAATCCAAACACATACCAAGATGTGATTAACATCACTATTGGTCCTGCTGACTTCTCTCAGAAGCAGTATAAGATTTGTCCCGGTGCGGACCCTTCAGCAATCAGTCAAACTGAGAAGCTAATCAAAGCACAAGGGCTTCAGGAGATGCTCCCTATGGGAGTCCTAGACCCAGTCAAGGTAGCAATGCGTATGTTGGAAGCTCAAGAGCAACACAACATTCAAGACTTGCTAAACCCTCAAGTTGCCCAGACAGGTCAACTGCCACAACGTGCTGACCCTAAACTCTTAGAGAGTCAGGCTAAAGTACAAGCTATCCAGCAAGTGTCTCAGATTAAACAGCAGGAAGCTGCTAGTAAATCGGAGATGAACCAACGGGATGCTCAGTTTAAACAAGCTATGGCAGCGCAACAAGCTGACCAAGACATGCGCCACAAGGCGATGATGGCTAAGCTTGAGGAAGCAATTCAAATCCACTCTGCCAATATGAAGACCGCTACGGATCAACAGGCAGCTAACCAGACATTGATGCAGAATCATTCGGCACATCAGCAGGACATTGTACAGAAGCACGTAGGACATGTGCAGAAGGTACGACAAACCGAGCAGATGGGGCACGTCCAACGGCAACAGGCTGCCAAACAAAAGCCACCTTCCAAAGGGAAATAAAGTAAAATGAATCGTCAGGATTTTAAAGATTGGCAATCACAACCAATCACTAAAGCCTACTTTCTAGCCATTACCAATCGTATTGAGCTATTGAAAGAGGAGCTTGCACAGAGTGCTGCAGATGATCCCAAATGGGACGCTGTTAAACGCGGTGCTATAGCAGCTTTACGTGATATTACGGATGTTGATTGGTTTGAGGAAACACAAGTATGATTGCACCACTCCTACATCGCATCATCGTCAAGCAACACAAGCTTGCCGAGGTAAATAAGGACTACAAACGTGCTGAAGCAATTGGCTTATACATCCCAGAACATGAGGATACTAAGCGCGCTCAAGCAGGTGTAGACAAAGGAATTGTTGTCTCTATTGGCCCTACGGCTTACCGAGATTTTAATGTGCCTTGCCCTATTAGCATTGGAGATACTGTAGCTTTCGCTAGGTTTAGCGGTAAGGTTATTGTTGACCCCACAGATGAAGAAGAATACGTCGCTCTTAATGATGAAGACGTTGTTGCAATACTGACTAAGGAATAAAATGGCTGATGAACTAATCCCTGAAGGCGAAGCGCCTATTGTTGAACATTCCCCTACGGAACTTAAAGCCATTGAATCTGGCTGGGTTCCGAAGGAAGACTTTCAAGGTGACGAACACAAATGGGTTGAAGCAGGAGAATTCTTGCGCCGTGGTGAACTCTTCAAGAAGATTGAGGACCAAGGTAAACAACTCAAGGATGTACGCTCTGCCTTGAATGAGATGAAAAAACTCAACGGACAAATCCAAGAAGTTGAGTATAAGCGCGCCCTAGACACTCTAAAAGCACAAAAGAAAGCTGCTCTTGAGGACGGCGACGCCGACGCAGTTATTGCTGCAGATGATCGAATCGACATGGTTAAGGAACAGCAAAAGGAGATGCAACGACAAGCTCCTTCTGTCCAATCTGATGAAGGTTCTGAACATCCTGAATTCGTTGCATGGACGGAACAGAATAACTGGTATAAATCCTCTACTCCCATGAAAGCATTCGCTGATGCTTTGGGACAAGAGTTAGCTAGGGCAGGGAATAGCCCTTCAGAAGTGCTTAAGAAAGTAGCTGCTGAAGTACGCAAAGAGTTCCCTAATAAATTCCGCAATCCTAATCAGGATAAAGCAGGAGCCGTGGAAGGTGGTACTGGCCGTGGTGTTAACACTACTGGCAAGTTCTCTCTCTCAGATGAAGAACGCTCTGTTATGAATAAGTTTGTCCGCCAAGGCGTGATGACTGAAAAAGAATATGTAGAGCAACTTAAGAAAGTTCGAGGATAACATAATGTCTGAAAAAGAAGCAATTTCTAAGGCTCCAGTGAGCCGCGTTACGCGAGTGCCCGTAAGCCAGCGTAACATTCTTACGGTAAAGGGTAAAGACCCAAACTATGAATACCGAGTCGTGAACGATACAGAAGATCGCATCGCGCAATTCCTTGATGGCGGGTATGAACTCGTTGACAAGGCTTCTGTTGATGTGGGTGACAAGCGTGTATCTCAAGGTACAAGTGTTGGTTCCAAGAAAGTGTTTTCTGTAGGTCAAGGCATTAAAGGCCATCTCATGCGAATCCCTCGGGAATTGTATGAAGAAGATCAACGTAATAAACAAGCTTTTGTGAACCTTCAAGAAGCCTCCATCAAAGAAAAAGCTCTTGATGGTAATTATGGAACTCTCGATATTAAGCGAGACTGATCTATTCTATTGCCATTAGGAATCCCACAAATTTGACTATTTGGAGTATTACTAATGTCAAGTGTTTCTCGTCTTAACGGGTTTCGTCCCGTTAAAACTATCACTGGTGCCCCCTATAACGGCCAAGGTGAAGTTGCGTTTCTTCCCGCCTCCGACTCCACAGTTGTGATGGTTGGTGATGCTGTGAAGCTGCTGGGCGATGCCCGTAGCCCCACTGGCGCCCCTACTGTTACTCGTGTATCTGCTGGTACAGATATCCCGTTTGGTATTGTTGTTGGTATTCTTTTCACTGGTGTAGGCGACATTCAAAACGTTCCTCCTGTCACCGATCTGAATACCCCTATGTATCGTCGTGCATCTACTGACCGTTATGTGTTGGTGTGTACTGATCCTAGCGTTGTGTATGAAGCTCAGTATCTGACAACCTCAGTTGCTGGTGCTACCATTACAGCTAACGTCGGTTTGAACGGTAGCTTCGATGTGACCGCTGGTTCCACCACTTCTGGTAGTTCTGGTATGTCTATTGCTGCTCTGTCTGCTACTACGGCTACATTGCCCCTTAAAGTGGTTGGCTTCCCCAATCGTCCTGATAACGTTCCCGGCGACACCTATTTCAGTTACTATGTTAAGCTCAACAGCTCGACCAATAGTACTGGCACTGGTCAGACTGGCGTTTAATCAATAAAGGAGCAATAAATGTCCGTAATCAATAGTGGCTCATTTGCCAAGGCCCTCTGGCCCGGTGTCAACGCATGGTATGGCCGTGCCTATGACTCATATCCTGAAGAGTACACAAAACTCTTCGACAAGCAAACTTCTACCAAAGCGTTTGAAGAAGACGTCGGTGTAAGCTCGTTTGGTCTTGCAGTGCAGAAATCTGAAGGCGCACCTATCAGTTATGATAGCGAACGTCAAGGTTTCATCACTCGTTACCAACACGCAGTGTATGCCCTCGGTTTCATCATCACTCGTGAAATGATGGAAGATGATCAGTATGATATCATTGGTAAGCGTAAAGCTGAAGGTCTTGCCTTCTCTATGCGTCAAACCAAGGAAGTTATCGCTGCTAACGTGTATAACCGTGCTTTCAACAGCGCTTACACTGGTGGTGATGGTGTTGCTTTGATTAGTGCTTCCCACCCCAATATTAAGGGTGGTACTTGGTCTAATCAGATTGCTACTCTGGCTGACTTGTCCGAAGCTTCTCTTGAGCAAGCATGTATCGACATTGCTGGTTTCACCAATGATGCTGGTCTGCTCATCGCTGTGCGTCCTGAAACTCTGGTGATTCCTCGCCAGTTGATTTTTGAAGCAAAGCGTATTTTGGGTACTGAAGGTCGCGTTGGTACTGATAACAACGATCTGAATGCAATCCGTACTCTGGGTTCTATTCCTACCGTGGTTACTAACCACTTCCTGACCGACACTGATGCATGGTTTATCAAGACCAATGTTCAGAATGGTATGAAGTATATGGAACGTCGTGGTGATTCTTTCGACATGGATAACGATTGGGATACTGAGAACGCTAAGTTCAAGGCTACCGCCCGTTACTCGTTCGGCTGGACTGATCCTCGTGCCCTGTACGGCTCTGCTGGCGCTTAATTGACCATCACAATCCCCTCGTAAAACAGGGGGTTGTCTCTAAAGGAATAAAATGGCAATTCTTGTCACTCCCGGTCAGGTCGCTGTATCTGATCCCGCTGCTGGCACAGGTCCAAGTACAACCAGTAACATTAAAGACATTGTAGTTAAGGCGGTTAAACTTACGTCTGCTAACTTCTCTACAACGGCTATTAATACAATGGTTGCACGGCTTCCTGCCGACGCAACGATCTTGTGTCTGAAACTCTGGGTTAAAACTCAGTTGGCTGGTGGTGGTATTACTGCTGCCACGTTGAGCATTGGTTCTGCTTCTGCTGGTACACAGTTTGTTAGTGCTTCTGCACTGGCTTTCGGTACTGCTGGTACGTACACTACAATGCCTGCTGTAACTAACATCTTCCAAAACTATAACATTCCTTATGGGTCTGATATTGATATTTGGGTGTCTGGTTTGGCAACCACAGGTATCCCCACTTCTGGTGAGTTGTATCTGGCAATCGAATACGTTCGATAACTTACCCGATTGGGTAGAAAAGGGGATTATCTTAATAGATGTCCCCTTTTTTTTCTAAGGAATTTCTAATGCGCGCAAAGAAAATTACAGTCACTGGAACAGGCACCTCTGCGTGGATTCCTATGGACAACAAGCAAGCCCCGTTCAATGTTGGTATCGGTTGTGTTATTGTCTCGGGTACAGCTACTTACTCAGTAGAACATACCTTTGATGACATTTTTGACTCGACGGTAACCCCAGTGGCTTTCGCTAACGCAACAATTGCTGCAGTTACAACAAACAAAGACGGCAACTACGCTGCTCCCATTAAAGCTCTACGTCTTAACGTAACGGCTGGTGTAGCTCCTGTTGTTGCTATGACTATTATTCAAGGACTACGTTAATGCAATTCGATGACTTCCTGAAGGTAGTTGACCTTCTCAAAGACCCCGCCCAGTATGAGGCTAAGGTTGCTGAATTGCAAGCTCGTGAAGATGCAATTAACGCAGCTATCAAACAAATGGGTTTGGGTGATGATGTATTTAAAGCTAAAGCTAAAGCAGATGCTCTTGTAGCTAAAGCTGAACAAGCTGTTAGTAATGCTACTGCCCAAGCCCAAACAATCATCATAGGCGCTCAAGCAGCTTTTGATAAACGACACACTGAGCTTCAAGCTCGTGAAGTTGTAGCCGATCAAGCTCTTGCTGACTACAACACCATTAAGAATCAACTTGTTTTTCGTTCTAATGAATTGAGTCAAGGTGAGAAAACTCTTAATGCGGCCCGAGTGCAACTCCAAGCTGATCTTGCTGATCTAGCTAGTAAACAACAAGAAGTTGATGCTCGTCTTGCTAAACTCCGTGAGGCAATGGGTTAACCATGAGTATCTCCAATGTTTCGTATCTAGCCAATGGCTATGCACAACCTTCTGCACAAAGGATTGATAATCTTACAACTACTGTGTACGTGGCAACTGCTCCCTTTGGAACATTGGACTCTGATCCCACATGGAGTATTAAACGTCTCACATTCTCTGGAACGTTGGTGATAACTGAGTGGGCAAATGGAAATGATTCCAATGCTAACATCTGGACCAATCGTGCTTCTCTCAGTTACTCTTAAGGAATACAAATGGCATTAGGTTATGTAACAACCCTACGCAATGCTCAACTGGATGCCATCACAACGGCAGTAGGTTCAGCAGGAAAACTTCAAATCTATGACGGTACGCGGCCTGCTACTGGCGGTACGGCAACTAATAAGCTTGCGGAATTTACTCTGGGTAGTCCTTTTGCTGCCGCTGCTAGTGCTGGAAGCCTTTCTCCGACTCTTCCTTCTAATGTCACTGCTCTCCTTAGTGGCACTGCTACTTGGTATCGCATTACTACGAGCGCGGCTGCATTTGTAATGGATGGTTCAGCTAGTGCTACAGGTGGTGGTGGTGATTTACAACTCAATAGTGCTGTCATCTCTAGTGGTGCAACAGTGTCTATTACAGCACACACAATTTCAGCAGGTAATGCATAATGGCAGCTAAAACCGACCAAGTTATTATCCTACCTACCGACTCAGGTAATACGGGTAAAAAGATTCGTACTAAAGAATCTGTAATAGGTGCTAATACAGTGGAGGAGTATTTTTTCATTCCTTCGTCTGAACGAAATACCACTGGGCAGTATAAGTTCGTCATTCCTGCTCAAGCAGTACCAACGGCTGTGCATACTGGAACTACAACAGGTTTCTTGTTTCTTATCAACCCACTCTCCAGCACAGTGAACATTGCAGTAGACCGTATGTCATTTCGGCAAAACTTTTCTACGACACTTGCTGTGGATTTGATTGCCCCACTGATTCACACTTCACGCATCACGTTCACAGGCACGTTGTCAGCGGCAACTACTACACCTGCCAAACGCAAGACAGCAGATGCAGCCGCACAAGGACTTATTGCAATTGCTTCTACTGGCTTGACCGTCACCAAGTTGGGTGATGTTTACGGCTTCGTTGGACAGACAATGGACTTAGTTACCGGTGGCGCAGGCCACTGGAATGCGATGGTCGATGAATGGAATCCGCAAGACGAAGATGACGAGTTGATCTTAGTCCCCGGTGAAGGTATTGTTGTCTGGTCTACTTTCGCTGTGACCACGGCCAACCGAAAACTACTTATTACTGGAGCTTGGTTCGAGTTCAACTAAAGGGATAACATGGCATTTATACTCATTGACGGTGTTATCGCCAATGACACCTTTGCCACTCCAGCTAGTGCTAGAACCTTTGTTTTACTAGATGGTTTAACCCATTCTCAGTTTAGTTCTGCAGCTTCTGCTACAGCACAGCCAGTAGACGCTATACTAGGTTTAACTACTTGGGCAGTTACTGGTGGTACTATATCTGGCACTATTTCCGCTACCCAAGCAGGAAATACTGCAGTAGTCACCGGTACAGTTACAGCATTAGCTATTACTGGAACCATTGCAGCAACGCAAGGAAACAACACAGCAGTAGTTACTGGAGTGTTGTCCTTTGCTGGTTCTGTTACAGCCACTCAAGCAGCTAATACAAGTTCCTTGACAGGGGCTTTACTATTCAGCGGAACCATTAGTGCTACGCAGAATAGTAACACAGCAGTACTTACAGGTACAGTTTCGGGTGCGGGTACTACAGGAACCATCTCTGCTACGCAGGATGCTAATACCAGTGCATTAACTGGAGTAGAAACCTTTGTTGGTACGTTGTCTGTAACCCAAGCTGGTAATATAGCTAGTGTAACTGGTACAGAGACGTACTCCATTGTTATTGTAGCTACACAAGCAGATAACCAAGCTTCTATAACGGCTTCAGAGACGTTTAATGGCTTCATAGGGGCTACCCAAGCAGCTAACACTGTAAGCGTCTCTGGGACCGTTTTAAACAGTGTTACGGGGATTATCAATGCTACTCAGGCTGGTAACACTGCTCACTTAACTGGAACCAATGGAACTGTAACTGATTTAACATGGGGTCCAACAGGAATAGAATACTACTTCCTACAACCTCCCTATAGCTTAGAACTAGCTACAGGTTCTCTCGTCCTTCCTTTAGGACTCAATCTTGTCATGGTGCTATAATGCAAAACTGGCTTAAACTTGGTGATTACAACGTCATATGTGATTCGTGTGGACGTAAGTATAAAGCCTCTACCATGCGTAAGAGGTGGGATGGATTACTAGTCTGTAAAGAAGACTACGAAATTAAACATCCTCAGTTGTCTATGAAGGTACGTGGGGATAAACAAACAGTTCCAATCCCTCGTCCTGAGGCAGCAGATCAATTCCTAGAGTTCTGTGACTTGTGGAAATCTTCCCCTATGGCAGGCTTCGGTACTGCTGACTGTGCGACAGTTGGAGGTAATACTTCCATCGCCATCTTAATTGACGTTTTTTCACCTAACGCCATTGCAGGTTATGCAATTGCTGGTAGGTCTATATCTGGAGTGTTACATACATGACTACAACAACCTTTGTTGATTACCAAACCCCCATTACTGCAGCTTGGCTTAATGATGTTAATGCTGCTGTTTACAGTGGTATTCTTCCTTCTGGTGGTGTAACCTCTGAGATTAAAACAGCTACGGCTGGACAGACAGTGTTTACTCTGGCTAATTCCTATGGTCCGGGTACACGTAACCTTTCTGTTTACATCAATGGTATTAAGATTAATTCAACCGACTATACTGAAACCAATAGTGTAACAGTCACTTTACATACTGGTGCTACTGTTGGAGATGAACTTGAGTTTGTTGTTCTTTCTGCTGTATCTCTTGGATCGACTTCTGCAAATAATGTATCTTATGCTCCTGCTGGTACGGGTGTAACCACTACAGTACAAAGTAAACTACGTGAGTCTGTTTCAGTGAAAGATTTTGGGGCAGTGGGTGATGGGGT